TGGAAACATTCCCGTCGGTCACATCAAGGGCCGTGGCCGCATTGGTGCCCTCAATGATCAGTTTTTCTTCGGAAGCGTCCCACAGCATGTAGTCGCCTGCGGTCGCAGAGTGGAATGTGACATCCACCCCGGTTCCGTCAACTCCGGTTACTAGAGCGGCATCGACGGCAAGGTCAATCGTCGGCACCGGCCCTGTTGCCGAAGAAATGTCGATGTTCGTCCCGGCCGTCAGCCCGGTCAAGTCACCGGTCGTAGGCGCAGCCCAGATCAGACCTGTCGCTTCCGTCGAATCGGCAGTCAAGACGTAAGTGTTGGTGCCTACGGCCAGACGAGACACGGTGTCAGCCGCCGTAGCGGCGACAATGTCGCCTTTGGCGTCAACGATGTCGTTCTGGACAACACCGGGTGTTGAGTTGACGAACGTCTCAATGTCGGAGAAGTTCTCGTTCATGTCCGCCGCGACGATTGTCGTCCCGGCGGAGAAATCGTTCGTAACGGCGAGTGTTGCCATCTACCTCAGTCTCCTTGGCGTGTACGTAAACGCGAGGGCGTTCATTTCCCAATGGTTGTCTGTTGTGGGACCGTTCACCTTCATACTTACAGACCGTGCTGTCCCAAGCGTCGGAAGATTCTTGACATCTGCGGTCAGATCCTTCCCGGCGGAGTCCCATTTCGCTACGTACGCCGATTCGTCATCGGCGTCGTCCCACTTGGCCGTGTCCCACCGCGAATCCGACGTCTTCGCCGTAATCGAAACATTGAAGGTGTTTGTCTGTGCCGACTTGTCGTAGTCCTTGTAGACAAGGACCGGCAGAGTCAGCGTCGACTCTGCCGACAGGACAGCCCGGGGACGGCCCCACCGCTTCTTCACAATAGCGTTCTTACCCTCCACCCATCGTGTTACGAAGTGGGAGGAGATGTGGGCCTCCGTGGAGCCGACATACCGGTCGGTGACACGGTTCTGCTCGTCTTCCATGTCGATGAGAACACCCGTGTTGGTGACGCAACCGCCGAACACGGTAGAACTGCTGTTCGCCGGACGGTGAGCGTGAAGTGGCCCAGCGTCGATGTCGGTCAACACCCACGCCCCCTGCTCCCCCAGTGTCGGATCATAAACGAGGGTGCGGCGCGTGACAGCCGATGTCTCCGGGTCCGTCCAGTCGACACTGACGTACAGTTTGTTGTTTCCCCACCCCAACTGCGGGTTCGACGCAAACGTGATGCGTCCGTCGTCTATGGCGGGAAAGATTTTCGGGAACAACCAGATGATGTTGGTGCCGTCGTACAGGTAGGCGCCTTGATCGGCGTACCAGAAGAACACCCCGTAAGGGGTGGCGACCGGAGAGGACAACGGTGCCGAACCGATAGTGCTGCTGACCGTTACGACCTGAAACGAATCAGAGTCGAAACCGAAGATGGCGTACGTGCTGTTCGTCTTGAACACCAGCAGGCGATCACCCATCGGGCACAGCCCGGTGATGTAATCGCCGTGTTCGCCCTTGTCGATGTCCACATAGTCGTTCGCCGCCCACGTTTCCGGGTCGTTGGCGTTAGACCAACGCACCCGGTACTTGTAGCCGGTAGCCGACTCGTAAGTGCTGGCAACCCAAGCAAAGTTGTTCCAAAACGTAACGTACTGGGCTTGGGGCATGTTGCCGCCCGACCCGAACGTGGTCCCCAGATCGGCGGCTGCACTCCCGTTCCACCGAAACGACGGCTTGTCGTACGACACCCCGTAGGCGATGTTGTTCATCGTCATCCCGTACACGCGGGAACCGTCGGTGCGGGCTGTGATACCAGTCAAGTCTGTGAAGTTGCCGCTAGCCGAATAGGCGACCTTGGTGCCGTAGTTGACCATGACCTGATCGGTGCCCCCATCAGTCAAAAACGACCAGATGCCCTTCACGTCGGCGCTCAACGCCGTCGTGTTGCGGCGATCCACGCCGTCACGTTGCCGGATACCCCCCCGGGGATCCACCACCACGTTCAACAAATCCGGCGACTCGTCGTCTGCCAGATTGAACTGGTCGGTGCGGAGATTCAAGCCGCCAATAAACGACTCAAGCATCTCCAACTTGAACTGGGCACGACGGGTCGTTTTCGGCGGAGTCAGGGCAGCCATGCCCTACTCCCACGAATAGCGCATACGACCCGGAAGGTACGACTGCGACAGCCACCGGGATGCCCGACGAGAACCGACAATGATCGGCTGCGGAGACGGAGTGTCCTCGTAACGTGCCCGCAAGTTGTCCAACTCCTGATTGAACACCGCAAAATACTGTGCCGCCATCACCGGATCCTCCTGCTGCTCGTAGGCACGAGCAATCCCGTAGGTGGCTACAACAATGTGGAACGGCGTCGGCAAATCCGACGGCTCCGTAGCATCAGACGAACCGGCACCAAACGCCGCCGGTTCGGCATAGCCGCGCAACGTCACCGTATGCACGGCGCTGGGCGTCGGATAGAGGCGCACCTTCTCCGCCCAATACGACCACCACCACGGCTCACCCGTCCCAGACACATCCAACGGGTACACCACATCCCCAGTGTCACGCCCCACATAAGTGATTACGTGGTCGTCGGTGCGGAGCGAAGCGATGTCTCGTAAACCGTTCGTGACCGAACCGCCCACCACGGCAAGCGTGTAGTCCTTCTGGGAGGCGACCGTGGGAAACGTCGCCTCAACCTCAAAGAACGGCCAACGCTTCTCAGAGTAGACGATCACGTCATACCCCTCCCCCAAGAAACGGTTCATTGTGTCGTCCGAAATGTCGGACGAGTCAATGTCCACCACAGAGCGGACGTACGACCGCATGGTCGAAATGTCCACCGTTACTCCCTATGGAAGACGCACAGGTCGCTGCCCGTAACGGGGCGCCCCTTACAGGGTGCCCCGCTACGAGTCAGCGCGCTGCACTTGCTGACCTCAGGAACGTCGGGAGCGGGGTTGATACGATGTACACGTTGAATGTTCCTTGACGGACCCACGGTTTGTGGCCGTGGAGACACGTCGCTGAAACCATCGGCGGGCTGCCCGTAAGGGCGCTGCCCTGCCTTGTGCGCGTATGCGAAACCTCGTCCCATGCTGCTCCTAAGAAGTCAAGTAGACGGTCTTACGCAGGCGTAATCCCGTACATCAAGCCCTGACGGGCACGGTTAGAGGTGGTCAACTCGCCGTAGCAAAGCAACTGCGAGTAAACCGCATCCTGATTGGTGGGCCGCACGAACGGCGTCGGCTTGAACCAGACGTCAGAATGAGCCACCAGTTGCAGGTACTTAGTATTTAGCAGGAAAAGTTTTCCTTCACCTTCCAGAGTGCCGTCAAAGGTGAGCGGGCAGCCCTTGAACAAAAGGTTCTGGAAGCCACCGTCAGCCATGTCGGTATCCGTGTAACGGATCTGGTCAACCAGCAGAGCCTCGTAAGCCTCGTACTGGTTCTGGCCTGTAATGCCAATCGTCGGCTGGTCGTTGCCAACCGAACAGTTGTTGTACAGGGTAGCCATCGAAGCAAGAGTGATAGCGGCTGAACCTTGGTTCGTTACCGCAGACCTCCACCACGAGTTGTCCGCATCGGTGGCGTCAATGCCACCGGGGGAACCCGTGGAGCCGACCAGAGCGTTCAGGCCCAGCCAGTCCTTGCTGCTGTTGCCGGTGCCGTTCCCAAAGAACATGGTGTTCATGTTCTCAATGACCGTCTCCTGCGTCTGGAAGATTTTGCCTTCCAGCAGGTCGATGATCTGGGCTTCACCGTTGTTCTTGGCTTCTTCGATACCGCTGATCGTAACGGTCGCCGCATACTGCTTCCACGAATACTCCGCAGCCGAAATACCGGTCTGCGCTGTCGTGGAAATAGTGTCGGTGCCGTCGTATGACCCAGCAGTTGAGTTGGTCCCGTAAATAACGGGGACGACGATCTTCGCACCACCACTGATCCGACGAATGGTCTGCCCGTTCGTCAGGGCGTAGAACAACGGCCTTGCGCTGAAGATGTTATCTGTCAGTTTCGGGATGTAGTTCTTCAGGGTGGTGGAAAGAATCTCGTCAAAGTTGCTGTTGCCAGCCGCCATGATTCTTACCCCCTTAGAGGTTTAGGTGCTATGTTCTCGTTTAGCGAGGGCAAAGGCTTCACGGAGAGAACCGATCTTCTCAGAAGAAACATTCGACTGGACGGCCCCCGACTGGGTGGACTTGCCACCAGCCACTGGAACCCCGGTGCGCTTCTCCTCGGTGATTGCCTGCTCCTGCTGAAGTTTCTCAGCCGTCGCAGCCACCTCGCCGAAACGCATATGTGCGTATGCCGCTTCCAAGTTCGGGATCCGATTCGTCAACGCATGCTGAAACAGCGCCTTCTCGTCGAAATCCCCGTATTGGTCCTTCAAGCCGTTGACTTCTCTGTCCAACGCCTGTTGTCTGTGCGTGCGCGCCTGCGCTGCGACCTGAGCCTCCAAACTTTGGAGCCGCTGACTGGTCGGATCCGCCTCGTCCTGCCACTCGTCGTAAGACGGTTGCTGTGGCTGAGAAGGTCGATTATCCACACCGAAAGCCTGCCCCAAAGCCGTCAATGTCCCCGTCGGATCTGACTCCAACGCTGACACAATGGCTTCGGCCTGTTGTAGACGTTCACGTTCGGATGCCAACTCCTGCGTCTTACGGGTGTAATCCGCCTGACGTTGGTATCCGTCACGAAGTTCGCTCAGGCTGACCTGCTGTTCCACCCCATCGACTTTGACGGTGTGGTCAGCGGGTTCCGTTGCTACTTCTGAGGAAACAACCGGGGTGTCCGCCGTAGCGGGTTCTGGTGATTCCATGTTTTCTGGCACTTGGCCTCCTAGGGAGTCCGCGAGGGTTGCTCCTAATAGATTCAGCGTGGGTGTCCCACACTGTTATCAGAGTGACGGCAGTTCCATACCCATCTGGTTCTGGAGTTGCAGTAACAACTCTGGTGGTATCCCCCCGGTGGGCGCAAAAGCGCCCTCCGGTGGAAGATTGGCACCACCCCCGACGGGGGGAGGAGCCGTCGGAGGCGGGGGCGCCTCAGGGGCGCCCGCCGCGGCGCCCCCCGTTGCGGACGGGGGTAGCGGCGGCTGCTGACTCATAAACCGTTCCGGGTCGGTGATACCGAACCCGTCCTGCAAAATGTGGATCGCCAAAGCCTGCGGGTCGATCACCCCGGCACCCACCAGAGGCGCCACAGCGTTCATCAACGAAATCGCCTGCTGCTTCCGAATCGTGTCATTCATAGGCTGCGTCGAACCGGCCACCACAGAGAAGTCGTACTCCCCGGTGATGTCCTCCCGGGTGTACGGCACCCACAGGTTGCCGCCTCCCCGCTTCGTAACACGAGCCATCTGATCGCCAGTCATGTACTGCTGCATCAACTGGAGGACACGGCGCCCGATCTGAGCGATGCTCAGTTCGATGATCGCCAACTTGTCCGCAGCACGCGCATTCTGAGCATCAGCGATAATCGACGCTTCCGTCGCTGTGCGACGGATCTCCGGCATCGCCCCCCGCGCATACTCCGACACGCCCGAAACCTGCATGATGTCCGCTTCGATAATGTCGCTGTACTGGTAAATCTCTGGAGAAATCTGCACCTGAGGCATCGGAATGATGACCTCAGACAGCGGCTTGTTCTCGTCCACAACCGGAACCATGCGGGAGTCCTCGTCGGACTCCAACGCCTCCCGGCCCTCCGGCCCAAAGGACCGCTCATGGTACAGATACTTGCGGGCGTACCGTTTACGGTCGTTCATCAACTGGGTTCGGGTCTTGTCCAACTCCAACTGCAACGATTCGATGGGTTCCAACTCGCCCAACGGGTAGAAATGGTCCGGAACGTCGTAGTTGCGGACCATCACGAACGGCTGCCCGTACGCATACGGCATGGCAACCGGGTCGATTAGGAACCCGTCGCCGTTCTCAGCGAACACCGACATCGTGTTACGGCTGATG